GCAAAGCCGACGAAGCACTAAAGGACTTCTTTGACCTAATACGTTATCTGCGTATGTCAAATGGTGGAATGGGTCCTGATTATTTTACGTCCTCTGATATGGGGATAACTAGAAGACAACAAGGAGGTTACTAATGAAAGTAAAATTAACAGAGTTCGTGAAGTACCATGAAGAGGACTTCGACAATGCACTAAAAATAGTTCAAGAAAAACTACCGAGTGAATACGTTACTGGTAAGGGAAAGAACACATGGCTGAGTGTAGAGGGTCAAGATATACTAGCTGAGGGTTTATTTATTAACGAAATAATACCTAAGCATTACAAGGGCAAGGTTCTGTCCGTGTGTCCAAACCCTAGATTCAACATGGTTCACTTCGTTGAGATAGGTAAGAAAGTTCCTGTTCTAATACCAAACCGTATGAGAGGACGATTTGTAGGTAAAGTTATCTGCTTTGAGGCTATTGAATCAGAGTCAGGGGTTAGTTACCGTTATGTCAAAGGCTAGCAGAACTAAGATCTTTTATGACAGGAACCCCAAGACAGGACAGCTTGAGGACGAACATATTACGACTGATTACAAATGGAATCAACAAAATAAGGATCGACTAATAATGTGGGAGACTTTCAAACGCCACGTAAAACATGAGTCAAAGTTGCCTATGACGAATATGGAGTTATGTGATAAGATAGGCAGTTCGAGGACTCTTCTAAGCAATATGCTTCAAATAATAAAACAACGACTCAATGGAGAATAAAAATATTTCAGAGGCTCTTACTTATGTAACTGGTGAGCCGGACGTAAAAACTTTAAGGCATGCCTACGAGCAGACCATAACAGAATTAGAATCATATTTTGATCTATGCCGTACTAGCTATGATGATCGTAGGAACTGGTGGCCGGGCAAGAGCCGTGATCATCGAAAGCACGGATCGGATGCTTTTCCTTGGGAAGGTGCAAGTGATAGTGAGTGCCACCTTATAGACGAGAGGATTACAAAACTTACCTCTCTCTTTATATCTGCCCTCAAACGTGCTAACGTAAGGGCGTTTCCAGTAGAAAGCGGTGACATAGCTAGAAGTAAAATAGTGTCAGGCTTCCTAAAGTGGATGATTCGTTCTGGATACATACCTCGCTTTTATCGTGAGATGGAACTAGGTGCTAACTATTTATTAGAACGTGGCATCTTAGTAACTTACGTAGGCTGGCACATGGAGGACAGATCCTTTGAACAAGAAATACAGTTAGAGCAAATAGCACAAATGTCTCCCGAAATATTAGAATTAATACAGGAAGGCGAGAATGATGAAGAATTAATTCTATTGCTTCAACAAGTTTTTGACGGCGTTACGCAGAAACGCGCAAAGAAAGCACTCAAAGATCTAAGAAAAAATGGAATGGCTAAACTGCCGATCGTTCGCCGTCAAATTAATTGCCCAGAGGTAAAGACACTTGCACCTGATGGTGACTTTTTGTTTCCTCCCTATGTTACTGATCCACAACGCGCACCGTACTGTTTTTGGAAAACTTACTACACTCCACAAGAACTAGAACTAAAAGTAACTACCGATGGCTGGAATCAGGACTTTGTGGATGTTATGATTGAAAGATACCGTGGAGTCAACATCGACAGCTTAGAGCGTTATGAAGAAGGCCGTCGTAGCATGAGCCTAACAGATACTGCTTATGAGGCTGATGAACTAATAGAAATAATCTATGGTTATCAAAGACTTATTAATGAAGAAGATGGATCAGAAGGTATTTACTGCACAGTCTTTCACAAGAATTTCGATGGAGATATTGCTACAGGAACTCCAGCATTTGCAAAGTTTGAGTTACTAAATGGTTACGAGGACTACCCAGTTGTAGTTACACGCTTATCCGAGGACACAAAACGTCTGTACGATGTATCTACAGTTCCTAGTATTTTGCGTGGAATACAAAATCAAGTAAAAGTAGAACGTGATTCACGGATTGATCGCAACAGTCTAGCTACGTTACCTCCTATCTTGCACCCAGTAGGTCAAGCACCTAATGACTGGGGACCAGGCAGAATGATTCCTTATCGTCGTAAGGGTGACTTGGACTTTGCTCCTACACCTGCGTTTAATCAGGGATCAGTAGAGATGGAAAGAACATTGCTGAATCAAGCTGACAGGATGATTGGACTTGATCCTCAAGATCCTATGTCGCAATCAAGACAGCAGTTCATGATAGACAAGTTCTTGAGTCACGTATCAGAGGTTATTCGTATGTCCTATAAGTGCTTCCAAAGATTCGGACCAGATCAAGTATTTTTCCAAGTTACTGGAATCCCTGATCCACAAGTTATTGACAAAGGTGATCCTAACGAAAACTTTGATATAATGATTAACTTTGATGTGCTTGACAATGACCCAGAAACAGTAGAGAAAAAGTTACAAGGATTTGTTGCATTGAATCAACTCAATGTAAATAACCGAATGAATGTAGATGGACTTCTTGATATTGCAGCAGCAAGCATTGACCCAGTTATGGCTGACGCAGTTCTTCAGCCAGCACAAGATGCTCAACAAGAGATGGTTAAGAATGTTACTGACGATCTTACGAAGATCTTTGCAGGTATTGAAATGCCAGCACGTCCAACAGGCGCACAGATTGCTATGCAGGTTATTCAGCAGTACGCTCAACAGCCTGACATTGCACAACGTCTTCAACAAGATGAAGCATTCCGTGGTCGTATGGAGAAGTACCAAGGTCAGTACACCTTCCAGATGCAACAAGCGCAGAACGCGCAGATTGGTAGAGTTGGTACAGCCCCAGCACAAATGGGCAATGTTGACACTCAGAATATGTAGTATTGTAATAATACTTTTTTGTTCAACAACTTACGCAATGGCAGATAACAAAACACCCAGAGAACTAGCAAATCGTAGAGTTCAGGAGCAACGTGCTGAGAACTACTTTAATATGTTTAAGCTAAATGAAGGGAACAAGCCAAAGGTTTACGAGGATAGTAAAGGCAATCGAACCATAGGTATTGGTTTTAATCTTGAAGATGCCGGCAACAAAAGATTCTTGAAAGAACAAGGTATTGATATAAATGAACTATTTAGAGGAAGAGAGCTAACTGACAAAGAAACAAAAGTTCTTTATAATCATAGTCTTAGGCAAGCATTTGCCGACGCACAGAAGTTCGATCCAGATTTAGCAAAGCGTCCAGAGGCTGCTAGGATGGCTATAGTTGATATGGCTTTTAATCTAGGTCTTACAAAACTTAACAAGTTTAAGAAAATGAAAGCTGGACTTATGAACAACGACTACCAAACAGCTGCTGACGAAATGGTTGACAGCAACTGGTACAAACAAGTAAAGTCCAGAGGACCAAGAATGGTTGCTGTAATGCGTTCAGCCGCAAGATAATATGAATATCCAAGACGATATAAAGACACTTTATAATTACGAGGCATTTGCCCGGTTCATGAAGATGGTGCATCAACTAAGAGAAGAATCCATCGAGGAACTGCACGAAGCAACTAGCGACAACATACAACAAATATCAGGACGAATTATCACATACGATCAATTACTTCAGCTTGTGAACTGGGAAGAATTGCGTAATCGTCACCGTGAAAACTTTTAGGTGAATAAGACTGTTCACCTGTGTTACAGTAAATTATCGCAATCTCTCGGCGTAAATGAGTGGAAATTATGACAGACGAAATCGCAACTGCTGACTCTGGGGCAGATACAAAACCAGTGGACAATATTAATATATCCGTTACGGATTTTGCAAATCGCCGATTGGGGCAGATGACTTCTCAGAAGACTGAGGAAGAATCACAACCAGTTGCCGAAGAGCCAACTGAGGAATCAACCGAAGAAGCAACCGAAGAGGTTTCAGAAAGTACTGAGACTAATGAAGAAGTTTCTCAGGAAGAGACTGAAGTTAAATCAACATCCGAGGATGTTCTTTCACAGATTGATTTGGACAATGCGTCCGAAGAGGAGCTAAGGGAACTAGCTGACAAGTTAGGCAGTAAAGCTGTTGCACGTTTTGGGGAACTTACCGCAAGACGTAAGTCAGCAGAAGAAAAACTGGCTAAGTTAGAAGCACAAATGCAAAAGCAGAGTCCCCTTGAAACTAACAAAAAGGTAGAAAACAACCCATTTAGTAATCTTACTACGATTGAGGAATTACAAAGTAAGTCCCAAGAAATAGAAAATATAGTAGATTGGGCTGAGGATCTTCTTTTTGAAAATGCCGATCATGCAGCCGATGATGTAATCACGGAAGTAGAAGGTCAAGAAATGACCAAGGCACAGGTTCGTAAGTCCCTCTTGCAGGCACGTAAAGCTAAAAAGACCTTTTTACCGGATCAACTTTCTAAACTCCAAGCCCAACTTGCGGCTCAAGATATGGAAGTTGCTTTCAAAGAAAAAGCTAAACAAGAACTATCCTGGCTAGAAGGTGAGGACAATGACGTACGCACACAATACGAAGCTACTGTGAACGATGCTCGTTTTCAAAAGATGAAAGAGATCGTATCAAAAGAAGCTCCGGATGTAGCTGGTCAGTTGGATTACTGGTTCGCTCATGCAGCGAATAGTATCTACGGTCGCAAACCTGTAGTCGATAGCAAGCCAAGCGTTAAACTTACACCACCAAAGGGTGCAACAACAAGTAGTGCAAACGCTGACAAGTCCCAATCAAGAACTGCAAAGAGCCTAAAGGAAATGCAAAATCGATTCAAGCAATCAGGTAACGCTCGTGATTTCGCCGAACTTAGAAAATTACAAATGGCCTCGCGCCGATAACTCATTAATAATTAAATACAATGGCATTCTCAAATACATTCGATACTACAAATACAGGATCGGCTGTCTCTAATCGTGAGGACTTGACTGATGTCTTGACCATTCTTGCGCCTGAAGAGACTCCTATCCTTTCGTCTGCTAATAAAGAACGCGCCTCCGCAACTAATGTTGAGTGGACTGTTGACAGCCTTTCGGCTCCACAAACTGGTGGAATCTCCGAAGGTGCTGATGTTTCAGCATTTACTGACAAGTTTGCAAGCCGCGCTCGTCTTGGCAACCGCATACAAAAATTCCGTCGTGACTACATGGTTTCTGATCTGCAAGAAGCAGTGGATTCCGTAGGTCCTGCAAAAATTGCACAAGCTGAAGCTAAAGCTATCCGTGAACTAAAGCGTGATATCGAAGCTACACTTGCTGGAACTCAAGACAAAGCTACAGAAGATGGTGCTGGAACAGCAAATGCACTTCGTGGTCTTGGTGATTTCCTTGATTCTGCTGGCCCTGCTGACGTACCTGCTGCTTATCGCACACCTGCTGATAGCATTTACACAACTTCAGAAG